AAGAAAAAAACTATGAACAACAAAACACCAGAGGAGACACAGACGGTAGAGATTGAACAAGCAATGAAAGCAATGGATATAAACTATACTAATAGAAGTCTATTAAAAATGCATATACGACAAGCCCTAAAAACCGCAGAAGCACGAGGTTATGAGAAAGCACTACGAAGCAAGTACGTAATGAACAAGGTTAAGGAAGCTCACACAGAGGGGGTGCGGGAGTGTATTAAATTATCAGACGATATTGAGTCTAAAGAACCTGATGGTGGAACAAAGCAGTGGATGGCATTTAAGGCATTCAGGAACACCATGAGAGACAGACTCACACCCACAGACGTAACAGATAAAACATGATTGAAATAACAGCAACAGTACTTCTAACACCTGAGAACATGTGGACAACTATGCAGTTGTTAGAGGCAGGACAGTGTATGATATAGGTATATGGAATACAAATACAAAGAAGACCAAATGATGCAAGAACTCCAAGAGTATATAGACTCCACCTACTCTCAACACTACTCACAAAACAAGTACCAAGCTACTGAATTTATTATAGACGCAGGACACGGACTAGGCTTCTGTATAGGTAACATCTTAAAGTACTCCCAGCGATACGGGAAGAAGGATGGCTACAATAAAAAGGACTTAATGAAAGTACTGCACTACACGATTATAGCCCTTAGTTTAGATGAAGAACCAACGCTCCTGGAAGACAGTGACTACGATGAAGGAGTAATAGGAAGTGGTATAGTAGACGGGGTTCCTATAACAGAACTACTAGCATGACCAAAGGACACACACCAATAAGATGCACACGTTGTGATTTTGATATAACGTACTTCACTAAGTATGGTCATGATGATGGCTGGAGGTGTTTAGAATGTCAGCTTACTACTAAAGGGCAGAAATAATATGATAAAAGAACACATAAATCTTGTAAAACAACACGGGTGTTACCGCAACCCAAAGTACACATTCTGGAACAGGGAGGGTGAGTGGGTTAATTACTACCAACTTATCAAAGTGAACAAAGACGGCTACTTAGTGGCAGAGGATAAGAAACACTATAATTAGGCGTGCTATAATACAAGCAATGGCAACATCTAAGCAGGAGAAGGCTGTAGCTAACATGGTAGAAAATGGCGGAAACGCCTCTAAAGCTATGCGAGACGCTGGTTATTCACCAGAGACAGCAAAATCACCATCTAAACTAACTAAGTCAGGTGGCTATGAAGAACTAATGGAAGCGTATCTACCTGATGATATGCTCCTTCGTGCGTTAGCAGAGGATATAGAAAAGAAAGAAGGAAACCGTAAGGCAGAACTGGAACTCGGGTTTAAACTCAAAGGGAAGATGGTAGAGAAGAAGGACATCACCAGTGCAGGGGAACAAATTAAAGTAATCCAAATCATCAAAAATGGCGACAGCGACGATTAACTTAATCCCTAAACAGTCAGATGCTTGGACTGCTTGGGAATCAGAGGACATAACTGAACTAGGTTATGGCGGTGCAGCAGGTGGTGGTAAGACACGGCTTGGCTGGTATTTAGTGATAACTACAGCAGAGATGTACCCAGGGTCTAGAGTTGCAGTAGGTCGTAAGGAGCTGAAGAACTTTAAAGCCACTACTTTGCTGGAACTATGGGAGATATTCAAAGAGATGGGCTACTTAGAAGGCAGAGACTTCCACTACAGCGACCAAAAGTCAGTGATTACTTTCACCAACAGCTCTGAGGTTGTGCTAAAAGATACCGCCTACAGTCCACAGGACCCTAACTACACAGCTTTGGGTGGTCTTCCCCTTACATGGGCGTGGCTTGATGAGTCAAATGAGACACCAGAGAAGGCTAAGGACATTTTAAAAACAAGAGTAGGGCGTAAGAACTATTTTAAGGACGGCATGTGTGTATCTAACGTAGCAGACACAGATGTAGAAGGAGTTGACTATATTATAATAAAACCGTTCTGGCTTGAAACCTTTAATCCGAACAAGGGACACGTTCATCGTGACTACTACAAGCCCTGGAAGGAAGGAACGCTCCCCCCTTACCGTATGTTCATCAGAGCCTTACCAGGAGACAACCCTCACCTATCAGATGCTTACATAGAACAGCTCAAACGCTCTGACAAGATAACAAGAGAGCGACTGCTTAAGGGTAACTTTGACTTTGATGACGACCCACAGAAGATAATCAACTACGAAGCAATCATGGACTTGACCACTAATACGTTAGTGAACAACCCCAGGACTAAAACAATGGTGGCTGACATAGCGAGGTTTGGAGGTGACAAGATAGTGTTCGGTCTGTATGAAGGACTAGAGCTGTATGCCTTATTTGTCTACACATACCAAGGGATTGATGAAACCATTAAGAAGATGAAGGAAATCATCATTGAACAAGAAATAGGCTACATGAATGTATTAGCTGATGAAGACGGTATCGGAGGTGGAGTAGTTGACGGCATGAGAGGCATCAAAGGTTTCACAGGGAACGCTACCCCATTACCTATCTGGGACTATGTAAGGAATAGACAAGTACCAGCTAACTACCGTAACTTTAGAAGTCAGTGTTACTTCAAACTAGGGGAGATAATCAACAGCCGTAAGATGTCTATAAAGATTACACGGTTTGAAACTAATATAGATGGCTACACACAAAAGGACGCACTGTCAGACATAGCAGAGGAACTAGACGCTATCAAGTCTACAGACAACTCTATTGACAGTAAGCTACAGATAATCCCTAAGAGTGAGATTAAGGAACAGCTAGGACGCTCCCCAGACTTTGCGGACGTTCTTATGATGAGAATGTTCTATGAGATAAAGGATATGCCTTTGACTTACACGACTCAACTAAGAGAAGAAGAACCAGAGAGCAATCCAGCAATATAGCTCATGGTATAATGTAGCCAACTATGACAACTAAAACTAAAGCTAAACCAAAGGCTAAGGCGTATTCATTAGAGGCAACCTTTAATGGAGAAACATACTCATCTAAGACCGATGACTTAGGTGAGGCATTACTAAAAATGAAGCCAGCCCAGCTACACACAGAGATTTATGTAACAGCTAAGAAAGGTAAGGAAACGTCAGAGCGCAGACTATCCCTGACACAGGGCAAACGAGTCTTCATTGACGACATGGTACGACAAGTGTTTATCCAAAACCTACTTCTTAACTAATTTATATGACAGAGTACGAAGATGTATTTGCTTACATCACAGCAGAAAAGAATAACTACCGAACGACACGAGTTCCAATCACTAACTCTAAAGACTGGAGCATGTATGAACACGTTGAGCGTTGTACTAACGTAGCTAACGCATGGTTCAACAAAGGAGCTAACGATGGACTACGACCATACAATGACGTGGTAACACCTATCATTGATGTGGCTTTTCGTAGTGAAGGGTTTGACGTTAAGGATATTGTGCCTTTTGTAGACAGCTCTACAGACTACTACAAGTCATTCCTGGTAAAGAAGTATCACCCTAAGTGGGCTAGACGAAACGAGTTGGACACCTTTATTGATGAAGTGGTAGAAACATCTATCATTTATGACCTCGTTATTGTAAAGAACATCAACAACACACGACCAGAGGTAGTAGACCTAAAGACTATTGCGTTCTGTAACCAAGTAGATGTAAGTAGTGGCCCTCTATGTATTCAACATGACTACTCAGTGTCACAACTAACTGAGTTCAAAGGTAAATGGGACAGTGAAGCTATTGACCGACTTATCGTACTCTCTAACGAGAACCGTAAAGTACCAATGGCTAATGACCAGCCTGCTAAACTACCAAGCAAGAACATCGAGACCTTTGAGCTACGAGGTGACTTACCTGAATCATGGCTAGACAAAGATGGTGCTAGTGCTGTAGGTGACAGGAACAAGTACGTTCCATCTATGCACATCGTTGCATACTACACAGACGATAAAGGGAACAAGAAAGGTATCACTCTATTCAAAGGGAAAGATAAGCCTCTTACTGAGAACTTCAAGTTCCTTAAGATTGACTCTGTACGTTCTAAAGGGCGGGCATGTGGACGGTCAGTAGTAGAACGGCTCTTTGAACCACAAGTATGGAGCAACTACGCTGGTATCAAGATTAAAGACCTATTAGACTCTGCTATCAACGTATTCGTTACAGACAGTGAAGAACTAAAGAACCAGAAGCTAACCAACCTGAAGAACAACACACTTCTGTACCAGGAGAAAGGAGCAAACACTTCACGAATGGACGGAACGCTACAGGGACTTCAAGAACTCACACAAGAGCAACAGAAGCAAGAAGAGAACGCACGACTACTTGGCTCTGCATCAGAAGGCTCACTAGGACAGAACCCAACATCAGGGACACCATTTGCACTACAGAACCTTATCGTTCAGGAAGGGCAAGGCATCCACGAGTATCGACAAGGCAAGATTGCAACATTCTTCGCTGACGTACTTTATCGGGACTGGATTCTTGGTTATCTAGTACGTGAGATGAACGGGGGAAAGACATTCTCAGAAGAACTCACAATGGATGAGATGCTAGAAATCTCAGAGAAGGTAGCAACCAACCAAGCAGAGCGAGAAATCATGGACATGATTCTTGACGATAAGATTCCTACACCAGAGATACGAGAGGAACTCATCAAGATTAAGAAGGAAGAGTTCATGAAGGGAGGCTCACGACGATTCATGGAGGTTGTAAAAGGAGAACTTGACGGCCTACCAATGGACGTACTTATCAATATCAAAGGTAAGCAAAAGGACATGGCTCGGAACGCAGACAAGATTACCAATATCATTAGAGAGATTATGGCAAACCCACAAGCGTTTGCACAAATCCCTGGTATCGGTAAAGCGTTTAACGAACTACTAGAAGATTCAGGAATGAGTGCTATTGACTTCACCCAAGTCATAACACCTGAAGAGTCAGCAGTAGCTCAGGCAGAACAGCCCTCACAGGCCACACAAGCCCCACCAGAGGCTCCTGCACCTGAAGCATTACCACAACTAACACAATAATATGCAACACGAATATCTCTCAGACTTAGAAGTAGTAAAAGTAGAAGCATTTGTAGCAGACGAAGCTATGTGCGAAGCAGTACGAAAGGTAATCCTACAATCAATCTACTCACACGGGGTAATGAAAGAAGGAAAAGAACACAATCCATACAAGAACAGAGCATTTGCACTTATCGCTGACAACAACGGCAATGAACAACTAGGCTCAAACATCAAAGCATGGTTTGAAGGAGTGAACGCACTAGAAGAAGGGTACAACGCACTAAAGACAATTAAAAGCAAGAAGGCAGAGGGGAAAGACTCTGGCGTAAACGAAGCAGAATAATATGGCAACAAATTATAAAAACATGACAGCTTCAGCACAGGTAAAATCTAGTGCTGGAACTCTCACAGGAATGTACGTGAACAGTACAAACGCAGGGACAATCAAGTTCTGGGACCAGACAACAGCAGCAGTACCAGTTTTAAACAACACAATCACACCTGCTATTGGATACCACGACTTAGGTAACGTAGCTTTTAACACAGCCCTATACGCAACCATCGCAGGGACAGCATTAGACGTAACTTTATACTACAACTAATATGGCAAAGAAAGTATTAGAAGCTGTCAAGAAGGTAGTGGTGAAGAAGGCAGTGAAGGCAGTGAAGGAAGTGAAGGCATTGGTATGCCCTAACTGTGACGGCTCAGGACTTAAGTGTTCTGTCTGTGACGCACCAGACCCCGTGGTATAATAAGGGTATACAAGGTTATCTCACCTCCCAAAAGTGATTTATTAAAGTATCATTCCTTACTGAATGACTAAAACAAAACATCTCAATATGTATATTGAATCAGACGACGTAGAGTTAGAAGAAGTAGAACTCGAAGAAGTCGAAGAAGAGACAGAAGAAGAGACGGTAGAAGAACCACAAGAACGACAAAAGGAAACATTAGAAGCACAAGAAGCACGACTTAAGCGACAACTTAACCAGACTCGAAAGAAGATGGGAATAGAAGAACCTAAGTCAAAACAATCAGACACGTTTGATTATGGAGAACGAGCCTACCTAAAGAGCGAAGGTATCGAGAACAAAGCAGAACGAGATTTTGTACAGGACGAAATGAAAGCATCAGGAAAGCCTTTACATGAATTACTTGAAAACAACTATTTCAAGTCGAACCTAGAAGTATTCAGAACAGGTCAAGCAACACCAGCAGGCGTAGGAGCTAAAGGTGCAGCGACAGACTCAGTTGAATACTGGTCATCAAAACCTATCGAAGAAGTACCTCAGAACATGCGAAGCGCTGTTGTGAACGCACGACTAGAAAAGGAACAAGACTCAGGGAAGTTCTACAACTCCTAACAGACCATCTGATTGATTAACTAACTAATCAATTATTATGGCTATTATCCCAACAATTGAATACGAAACTAAACTACAGGAACGTCTTGACGCACCTACAGTTTGGAAAGATGTTTGTAAAGTAAAGTACACAAACACAGGTATTCTCCGAAACCCTTACCTAACAGACGCTACAGTAGCAACTGGAACACGAGGTACAGGTTACGATTCAGTAGCATCAGCTACTACAGACGAGAGTGTAACAATCAACACATACGTTTACTCAGCACAGCACATTGACGACGCAGACCTAGCTCAGAAATCATTCTCTGACTTTATGGAAATCGCAGACAACATGGGAACTATGTTGAACGAGAAAATCGAAACACAAATGCTTGCAGAACATGCACAGTGGACTAACTTCGATAACGCTTCAATCGGTGGAGCAGCAGGAAACATTACAGTTTCAGTTTCAAACATTAAGACTATCATCGGAGCTATGAAGACAGCTATCCGAACAGCAGGTGGTGGAGACTTACTAGCTCGAAACGGTGGATTCATCGTATGGCGAGAAGCAGACTACGAAAAAGTAGAAGCTCTAGCATCAGCAGAAGGATTCAACACAGCAGATATGGTTCTTAAGAACGGTATCTCACAAGTTAACGGAGGCTTCATGTATCTAGGTGTTATGCACTACAGTTCATCTAAGCACGCAGCAGGTCACGTATTCGGTGGAGTACGACAGGCATTCATGCTTGCAATCGTTAAGTCAACATACGGAAAGATGAAGACTATCATCAACCCATACGTTGCAACTAACACATCACAACTTTCTGGTATCGGTCTAGAATCTCGTGTTGACAACAAGTTCATGGCTTGGAACAAAATGGTTCCAGTACTGTTCGACATCCTAGTGGCGTAATAACCGTTAAGAGATAACTTTATCAATTAACATAAACTATTATGGCACTATCACAAGGAAAACGACCATTGTTTGAAGCACTACAGGTTGCGGCGGTAAGCCTCACACCTGATTCAGCAGAAAGCGCGGTCAACATCATTGAAGCGGGAGTAACTTCTGTACGACTTGGAGCTAATGTAAACGGGGTAACTGACTTTGTCACACTACCATCACTTGCATCAGTAGAAGACGGACACGTAGTAACTATCGTAGCAGGTGCAGCTAACTGTGAAGTTAGAACACCAGCAGGCTCAAATGAAGAAATTAACTCAGAGGACTGTGACGGGACTAAGGAATACCTCCTTACAGCAACACAAGTCCATCGTTTCACTAAAATCGATAACACTATTGGTTGGATGGGACAAGGATTTACAGCTATTGGCGCAGTTGCCACAGCAGTAGTACCTGACTAACTTTCTGTTTCAAGACCTTACTTCGGTAGGGTCTTGGCTACAGTAACTTAATTATCACAATGCAATTTTCAGAAGCAACAAACAACACAGGAATAGTCCAACAAGTCAGAGGTCTGATGCGTGTTGACGCTACTCAATACCCAACATATAAGATTGTAAATTCAGTAAACAACTACCTAGACACCATCACAGGATTCGCTATTGGTGCAGACAGACGGTTCCAGTGGGACGACACAAACCACACCAAGCTCCCTATAGGAACTACTAACCTCACCGCAACACAATCTGACTACTCATTCCTTACTGACGAACAAGGTAATTCTATAGTAAACCTTACTCGTATCGACATCTTAGACGATACAGGAGACTACCGTAAGCTCATCCCTATTGATGAAGCTGATATTGATATTGCATTAGATGAGTTTCAAAAGGATAACGGAGACCCTGTCTACTACGACAAGATTGCAGACAACATCATCCGCCTATACCCAACACCTGACACCTCAGTGACAGCAGGATTGAAGTTCTACTTCCAACGGTCAGCATCTTACTTTGACGCTACAGACACCACTAAAGAGCCTGGTGTATCTCCTTTATTGCACAGGGGGTTTGTTATCAATGCAGCATATGACGGAGCATTGGAACTAGGGCTTGCTAACTTGCAACCCCTATCAGTAGAGACACAGAAGGAGGAGATGAAGATGACAAAGTACTTTGGACAACGGAACACAGATGAAACGGCAGTACTAATGCCACCACACGTAAACGCTGAATAGTATGATAAATGAGTCTAAACCAACAACAGGAGTACCACAAACTGAACTCAACGTCGGGAGTGGTTACAACCTACTTGTTGGTGGTATCTATAAGCTCGTTATTGGCGCACTGAACGCAACAGCAGGGATGACCAACACCTCTAAGGTAAGTATCGGAGAAACGTGGGCAACAGTTTCAACTACATGGGCTACCGAGACACGGACATGGCTTGCAGTATCTCAGTTGTTTACCAACCCAAGCAAACCTACCACAAGCATAACTAACGAGAGTAAACCTTCATAATATGGCATCAATCACAACAATCAACTCAGGCGATTTAATTACAGACTCACGCGCTGACATAAATAACAACTTTGATAATCTCAACACTGACAAGATTGAGACTTCTGTTATTGATACTGACACTACTCTTGCAGCAGACTCAGACGCTAAACTACCTTCTCAGAAGGCTGTAAAAGCATATGTGGATGCAGGAGGTAACGTAAACGCAAGCACAACAGCACGAGGTATCGTTGAGGTGGCTACAGATGCAGAGGTAACAGCAGGGACGGCTACAGGAACAACAGGTGCATCTCTAACAATTTCTCCTGAGACTCTTGCTACAAGACTAACAACACTACTTGCTGACTACCAAAACAAGACTCACGCAAGTGGACAAACCACATACGATGTTAGTACAGCATCTGGCACTCAGAATATAGCTCATGGTTTAGGAAGAACACCCACAAAGGTAAATTTGTCTGGCTTCTTCCTCGATGGCACGTCAAGAATCTCAGTAACTATAGGAGCATTCACTGCGTCTGGAAATAGCTGTATATACTACGCTACCAAGAATATCGCGACAGTAGATAACTCTGCGGGGGGGTCTTCAACACAAGCTATTTACTTTAACGACCCGTATGGGAGTGCTGGGAGTCAGGTTGGTGTAGTGACCGTTGACGGTACCAATATCATAATTACATGGACAAAAACAGGAAGTATATCGGGGACTTCTTATATTCAATGGGACGCATCATAATATGTCATCACAATCAGAACTACAAATCAATAACTTCTCAGGGGGTATTTCAGACGACCCAAGAGAGGACAACGCATCTAAGTTCCAAGTAACTGAGCATTTTGATGTATTCTCACAACCGAACCGACTAATCCCATACCGTTCACTAGAAGCAGACACAGAAACAAGCGTATCAGCTACAGACCTAAAGCAATACGTTGTATCAGACTTTTTATACGCAAGTGCATCAGCTAAACTATACGGACTAGGGCAGTCAGGGACAGGAAAGACTAAGATTGTACAGAAAGCAGACGCTACTACAGGTCTATGGACACTACCTGCTAACTCAGAGGGAAACGGTGACGTTCAGAACGGTTGTCTTGTTGAATACAAAGACTACTTATGGGGCTTCCAAGGCACCACACAAGTATGGAAGTGGGGATTGCTTAGCGGGACACCTACTATCACAGACTCAGCAGGAACAGTAGCTACTATCACATCGGTAGCCCAAGGAGTTATCGCTAAAGATGACAACCTTTATTTACCATACAACAACAAGCTCGTAAGAGTAAACGCAGGGGGAACAGTACAAGATGAAGCACTGACACTCCCAACTAACTTTAAGATAACCTCAATCTGTAACTACGGTAACTACCTAGCTATTGGTTGCGCTCCTATCTCTACCTTTAACGGTGTTAACAGAGTATTCCTTTGGAACTTAACATCAGATGATGTACAAGAGGTGATTGACTGG